TTGACCAAGAATACCAGTGATTAGATCTTCACGGTTGTACTCTAAATTGATAGTACGGATAGTACCCCACTTCCACAGACCACGATCGTCAACCTCATTATAAAGTTGCTTATGACGAATGTCTGCTTCTTTAGCACATTCAAACAATTCGATTACAAAATCACCTTTGGCGTTATTTGCTTGTACTTGCCACTTCATTATGCTACTCCTTCTAGGTTGTCAGCCAAAACGTCAAAACATTCGATGATATATTCAGAATCATAAAACATGCGAAGATCCATGAACATATCAGATTCAACAAAGTTCCAATTGATTTCACCACTTTGGATGTTTTCGTTATTTTCAACAGCGCGTTTAAAAGATTCGATAACATCGTTGTGGATCATTGAGCCATTTGGTAGTAACATATTGATTCTCCGTTATTCCTTATATATCTAATATAAGTCTTTTAACAGCAAATGTCAATAGTTTTTTGAAAAAAAGTTTGCTTTAAAAACAATTAGTTGTGATTTTTTTTCAAGTTTTTTACGTGACGGCTATGTATTTTACAACCTATAAACTCGTTATAGTAGTCGTCTGACAATAAAACTTCTCTATCAAATTGTTCTTTAGCTTCGAGATAACTCATTTCACCTTTAGTATTACATAGGTGGATTATCTCACGGTGAAAGTTGGATGGGCCTTTTTCTTCTACAAGCATTTTAACTTCTTCAGAAGATCCATAATAGTCCATCCAATCGCTTTCAAGTATTTTAGTACGTCTACGCTTTTGACCCTTTAAGGGAGGGAGCTTACGAGTAGACTTAAATAGTTTTTTACCAATATATTTTTTATTATTGCTCAAATCAGTAATACAATAAACATAACCAACATAATCACAGATCATATCACTGGTGAACTCAGTGTCACCATAATACCACATTAATCCCAGTCATCATCCTCATAGATATCGTCAAGCTCGTCCTCTTCATTTTCATATAGTTCTTCACCACAAAATGGGCAAAAGACAACTTCATCGTCTTCGTCTTCTGTTATTACTGTAAACTCAGTATCGCAAAACAAACACTGATCTTCATGCCTTAAACCCATTAATGTTTCTCCTTATACAGATCTTGTTTTATAATAAGAACGATATATCTCAAATAGTTCTACTTGATCTAACGCTTCTTGGATTATATATTCATCACGCTTATGTGACTTTTCAGCAATAATCATTGCCTCCTCTTTACGAGGAGACATTCCAATAAGCTCACCTTCTTTATTACGTGTAATCCACATTTTAGAAAGTGATTTCGCATGCACCACCGACACACGCAGCAGAGCCAATAGTATCTACATCTGTAAACTTTTTAGTTTCAAGTTGAGCCGCAAAGTCAATTGGTTGAATGTTTTGCTGAATCTTTGTCCATTTGTGCAATAGGAACACGTCTTTCAAACAATATTCTGCATCTTTCATATCACCCATAAAGTAGTTGTCTGCAAACTTTTTGAAACGACGAATCCACTCAGCACGTAGATCAGAAATTTCTCCACGATATTCTTCAGGCATTTGAGCAACTGATGTAGCTTCCCACAGATCGTTAAAGCCTTTACGAGTATCTACAATCAAACCAGCAGCAAACAATGCAGCTTTACCATATTTATTTACGATTTGATCTTCAGTCAATACTTCGGTCATAGGTGCTTGGTTGAAATCTTTATCACCAGATCCACCAAGGAATGAGATACCAGCATAATAACCACGATTTTCATAAACGTAATCTTCTACTTCTTTCCACTGATGGTCTTGTACTGTAACAGTATTTGACACATTATGGCGTAGTTTTGGATGAGCACAACGCTTTTCACTTGTACCCGCTTCTACCCAGTTTTGCTGAACTAGCTTAACTTTTTCGAGAAGATTTTTACCATATAGTTCTTCACGATATAGAGAACCTTCAGGCGAAATAATTGGGAATCCAACAACATAGTCAGTTTTACCCGCAGACCATACTGACTCTTCAACCATATATGGATTTGTTTCTGCAATAAGCTGAGCTACTTCAGATTCTTTGTTTAGCTGTACATGGCGAATATAGCGAGGGCTATGCTCGGCATGAATACCGCTAGCAGTTTGTAATAATACTGAAGCGTTTCCAGATGGTTTGACGCAAGTTGTTCTGGCCGCTGGATTGATTCCAATGAGCTTTGCAACGGTTTCATTAATTTGTTTGACAATCTTAGCTCCTTCACGCTGGATATTTTCATCGAGTAGTACATCGGGATTATTCATCCAACCAGTAATAGATACACCTAACAAGGCTTCACGCTCAAAGATACGCTTCGAAGCTTCAGTGATATAGTTAAAGTTAGTGTAACCAGCCTGCAGTGTACCCATAATAGAAGCAGCACGACATGCTTTAAAGAACTCTTCTTTTGTAGTACACTTACCACCATTGATTTCAGTAAGGTTGCAACCCTGCCAACCAGACTCACCGTCGATCTGTGGATACATTCCAATCTCAACACATGGGTTAGTTGTGAAGTCTTTATCTTCTACAAAATAAAATCCTGGTTCACCAAACTCTTTAATAGAAGTCATAAGCTTTGAAAAATCTTCTTTTGAAATCTCATTACGTACAATCACTGCTGAGTTATTTGAACGACCGCGTTGTGGGTTATCAATAAACCAGTTTCCAGTTTTTGCTTTCATCATTTCTTCATCATCATGGCTAAACAAGCAAATAGTAGCAGAACGACGTACACCACCTGACAATACAGCATCAGCAGCGTGCATTGCAATATCATAGACTTCAACGGGCTTTAGTGCCGTGCGGCCCGACAAAACAATACCCTGTAGCATATGTTCAATTTTATCAAGTGCACGACGTAGTGGTTCTGGTCCTGGCGCTTTAAATCCACCAGAAATCATAGCACCTTTTGGTCGAATTTGAGACAAGTCAAAGTATACTTTACGACCTTCAAAGTCCGGATGAGTTCCACCACCTACAAAGTATGACGACATAAGAACAGCAAGAGAGTCAGCCCATCCTTCAATAGAATCTTCTACAATATAACCTTTTGCTTGCTTCTTACGTTCTTGTAAGTTTGGCATTTTTTCAACATGATGTTTTTGTACAGAAAATCCTGCACCAGCACCACACAATAGAATATAGAACACTTCACCAAAGAAAGCCGCACGGTCAGCGTATGTTGACGTACAGTTATACATTTTCATTTGTTGCTTAAGTAATTGTTCACCACCAAACTGCAAAGCACGTTGAGCACCTAAAGCATATTTTAATTTATAAAGAGACTCGGCTTCGTCAATCAATTGAGAAAGCTTTGGAGTCATTTGATCTTTGTAATACTCGCGGTGCATATCCATTACGCGAGTTACAGCTTCTTCCCAGGTTTCGTATCTTCCTTTGTCTTCATCCCATCTAGAATATCCTTCATAGAATTTAGTTTCAGACATTAATACGCGCGTATCTCTATCTTGGTTATTGGGAACTACTTTAAGCATTCGTACCTCTTATTGTTATGTGTTAATGTATTGATTGGTGAGTGGGCAGATTTGTGCAATTGCTTTGGCTACTTCTTGGGCTAACTCCATATGTTCTTTTTGTGTTCCATTTGCAGAGCGTAGTTCAATATAATGAATCCAACTACGAATTGTTCCATTTACATACAAACGAGATACAGTATTACCTTCTGGTAAGATTGCTCTTGCTTGCTCTTTAGCAATTCCTCTTTCAATTGCTTCACTATAAATTCTTTTTACTTGGTCAATGACTAAGGTTTGTTGAGCATTCCACCATGCAGTAAGTTCATTATCATCATGCTCAATACTATTCTGACGATTTTTTTCATCTTGTAAACGGGCTTCTCTTACCACAAAATTATCATCAAGATCTCGGATGTCAGCATACCGTTGAGAAAATTCTTGAAAAGAAAATGAACGGTGTCTTAAAAGTTGTCGCGCGATGTCGCGAGTTGTTTCGATTTCGATGCATGCACTAGCCATTTCAAACGGTGACCAATGCTTATGTTTAATTAAATAATCAAGTAATTTAGATGTAGTCTTTGTGTTATTTTGATTAGCTGGATTTGAAACTCGTGCACAATAAGCAACTAAATCTTGTATATTATCTAGGCCTCCTGCTGCAAGTTCTCCACCATAAATTCTATTCGTTGGCTGGCTATACGAAACTAGTCGCGCTTTCATTAACATTTTCTCCAATAACTTAACTTCAATTTACCTTCAAGACCCGAATATATATTCGAATCAATAATTGCTTGTGGATCAAGGCCGGATACAAACATATCATTTATATCTTTGTCAATAATTGACTCAGGCCATATCACCACTTTATTTCCACGTTCAAGTACACGTTCCATACGTTTTACGATTTCACCATTGCGCGGTTCATTATCAAATACGTACACTGCATTCTCAATATTTTCTAAACCCTTTGAGTTACCATCAGCACCAGCCATAGCAACAGCATTACGAATAAACAGACTATCAATTGGACCTTCTACAACGTAGTATTGTTTGTGAAAGTCTATTTCATTAAGTCCAAAAATTTTAGGCTTATCCTCGTCAATCATAATAGTAAGATAGCGAAGACTATTCGGATCGAAGGCTCGTCCAGTAAATCCAAACATATTACCTTTCTCATCGATAAAGGGAAGAACCAGCCGCGGCTCATCTTTAGACGAGAGTTTGTTTGGGATTATAGAATTTACCCAGTCATTAAATTTAGAAGCATAATATAATTTATAATGCGCGTTCGTAGGAATCTGCCGTTTTTGCAAATATTTTTTTACGGGATGATTTTGTTTCAATGATGAAACTTTTTTAATTTTAAGAAGTGGTGACTTACCTTTTTGAAACGCTGGCTTTTTCATAGTAAGCTTATCAAGCGGTTTGATTGGCTTAGGATTTAATAGATCACGCTCAATCTTTGAGTCAATAACATATTCATTATAAAGAGAAGGATCTATTGTTTGTAAGAACCTATCAAACTTAAGTGATACACCACAATTGTGGCAATAATAAAATGCTTTATTGTCTTTATCGAGGATCCAACCTCGTGCTTTTACTTTTGATTTTTGAGAATCTCCACAAATAGGACATCTCAAATTAGCCTTATATGGACTATAAGACTTAATCGCAAATCGATCTAAACGGGTACTGAGAATACCCGCATACTTCATGTCTATATGATTCATATTTACCTCGGTATAGTAATATTATGATTATACCATAACGAGTGTGTTTGTACACCGTTTTATGTCATAAAGAACATTTTTACAAAAGCTACTGCGATTGCACCTATGATAATCCAGGTAAGCTTTACAATGTTAGCAGTTACTCTTGAATTTTCTTTTACCTCGTCATTAAGCAAGTCTAGCTTTTCTGAGTGTCTATTAATACGGTCAACAAGATTAGCACGGTCCGCTTCTAAAGAGTACAGCTTTTCTTCAGTGCGAGCTAATGATATCATCATGTCTGCCATCTTATCGATCTTTTGTTCCATGCGATCTAAACGATCGGCTACGTTTTCTAGATCCATTACTCTACTCTTTCTTTGTTTGCGTCGTCTATAGCATCGTTTACTTCTTTATAGTAATTTTCGTATGCTAAAATAATTTTTTGTTGTTGTTGCACCATAGCGCGGATATCACTAAAATTCAATCCTAGGTTTTCATACCCTTCACCGGTCAAAACAAATAGTCCAAATGGTTTACCATCGCTGATTAGCTTAGCTAGCTTTTCATCTATGTTATCAGCATTAAGTATAGTCCATTCAACTTTACGCATATTTAATTGATCAACTGGAGGTAATACTAACTCCGGTTTCTTTACAGGTTTTGCACTAACCTCAATCTGTTGTACTTGAGGTGAGCATGCCGCGAGACTTATAATCATCGTAAAGCCAAGGGCACTCTTTGTTAAAAGTGACGTCATCTTTTGCATTTTTTTCAATCTCCGTTAGCTCAGCGCCTGATAATAATTCAAAACATCTTCCAGCATTTATAGTTCCTCGATTCACTGCTCTTTCAATTGATTCGGGCTTTTCAGCCGCAAGTAATCCTAAATCCATATCTGCTAGTTTTTCAGATAATCTATTATTTTGTCTTCGTATTTCCGCATATGCTGCGTTAATTTTTTTATTCTCTTCAGCTATAGCCGCATAATCTTGTTGCATACTCTTTAGGGCTTCCTCATTGGTAGCCACAGCCATTTCAAGTTTTGCGTTATTTTCTGTTAATATGGCTATAGTCTTCTGTGTGTCGGTGTAATACCAATAACCAATTCCACCCATAGTCATTATAACAATAAAAAGAACTGCCGAAAGTTTCATAGTATATCACGTAACCTTTTCTTTGGTGCGTCCTTTTTATTTCTATCTTTATATTTTTTCATCATCTTTGGTGTAAAGCCAACTTCACCATCTGGTCCATAACCAATACCGGCAACTTTACCAGAACCTACTGAGTTTGCAATCTCTTCACCAAATTCAGCTTCAAACTTTTCATTTATATCTAAGCTTTCGGCAATATCAATATATTCTAATAATGCTTCTTCCGTAATTATATCAACACCTTTTTGCTGGTGCTCTTTAATTAACCATAAAGCTGCGGCATAAGAACCAACACGAGTTTGTCCGGCTGGTAACTTTTCAAGTAACTTCTTTAATTTAAGAACAAGCAAATCAAACTTACCAAAGGCTGCACGCTCTTTCGTAGTTTTATTGCGCTCTGTTTTCTTTTTTAGAATATTTCCACGTTCATCAATAATACCAAGATCATATGCTTCCCACTCATTAAATGGTGTAGCTAATCTCTTAATAAATTCATAAACGAGAAATAAGTCAAAAGCACCTGATGCCATTAGATTTTCCTTAGCTCTTCAATAATAATTGGATCAGAAGGTATCATACTTGAATTAATAATCTTACCACTATATTCAATATGTTCTGGTAAGTAATTCAAAAACATTACAAATGGTTTCAATAAATGATGGTAACCTTCTAACTTCATAAACAACATATTAGTTGACATAGGACCAAAACAGTTGTATAATACTATTAAGTGATTAAGAATAAGTCTAACCCTTAATTCATTATCCTCATCATATCTCTTAAAGAGCCGTTTGAGATATTGGAATCTCTTTAGATCTTCATTGAATTCTTCTATCGAAGCTGCTTTCTTCATGTCATATGATTTAGCAGCGTATATGATAAAAGATTCTTCATTTAGTTTCATATTATAGTATGGTCCTATGCTATATTATTAGTTTGAATCTGCTACTGTAGCGTCCTCAATTGCTGTGTTACCAGTTACACCCGCGTCTCCTGCATCACCAGCAGTTACTGCCATAGCGACCAATGTTTCTGCACGGTGGCGTGTTGCACCAGTACCATCGGTATAAGTTGTGTAAAGGTTCCAGCCACCTGTGCCTAAGCCTTTTGCTTTGTTAGCAGTTACTGAAGCTTCTGTAATGTCAACCAAATATGCATTAGCTGCATCTGCCGAAGACAGATATTTTGGTGCAGAATTTGCTTCGTCTGTTTTTCCCCATAGAGCCATTGTTGTTCTCCTTATTGCTATGAGTCTATATTAATTATAATATACTTAAATTAATATTTTGATGCTTTCTTACTTGCAACCTTCGCCGCGTTAAGTGCATCTTTAGTACCATCATGATCAGCACCAAATTTTTTGTGCATATTAATTACATGCTGATGGGCTCTTGCAGCATTATCGTGATGTTCAGCGCCTTTTGGCCATTTATTACCTACGGGCTTTGCTTTTGCTGCATGATCTGCTGCTGCTTTTTTATGCATTGCTAAATCGATTTCTTCTCCAATCTCTACTGATTCGCGAGCATCAATATAAGCTTTTGTCTTACGTGCTTTTGCCATTTGCTTTTTAGCGTAATCCATTGAACCCTGTGCTGCTGCACCTTGAGCTTGAGACTTACGTTTGACATAAGCAGATTTTGCCTTATCCATAGAGATTTCGTCTAGGTTTTCTGCTTGTTCATTCATATATTCTTTAAACGACTTCATTACTTTTGTCCTCTTTTAGCTGATAGATATGCGGCTACTGCCATCTCTCTACGTTGTTTATCTGATTTACCTGCAAACTGTGGGGCGTCGGACGCCTTAAAATCTTTAATCCAAGAACCAACGCCATCTGACACGTTAAGCTCTTCTTTCATTGACTTTCCGTGTGTATTAGTAGCATGTTTACGCAGCGCTTTATAGAATTTGTTTTTAGCATTTCTATCTGCCATATCTAAGCCTTTTTCACGCTTACGGATAATATTTTTTTCTTTTGAATAATCAGCCTTATCGCCGTCACGCACAATCTTAGCAGTAGCTGAGTTACGAGCACGATCACTTTGATACTTTGCTTTGTCTTTATATCTTCTCATTGCATTAGGCGTATCAAGTACTTCGTCAATTTGAGTTTCTTCTTTAGCAAGTTTACCTGCAGCACGGCTAATGCCTTGACGTCTCTTAAGACCCTTTTTACCTTTCCAAGGACTAGCGCCTCTTCCAACGTCGTATGCACTTTGAGTACGATCATCTGATGCTTTTCTAATATAAGAAGCAAGTGTAGATTTTTTCAATTCGTTTACTTGTTCAACTTCTTCTTTCATGCTTGCCATTTTTTTCAAAGCTTTTGAATGGTATTGTTTCTTATTCATAGCTTTTACCATTTCAGCGTTTGACTTAGCATTCTTCATCATTGCTGTAGCGTCTGCTACACCTTGAGTATGGTGGGCTTTTTGTTTATCGTAAGCTGATTCATCAATAGCTGCTGCAATAGCTTTTCTACGATTATGAAGATACTTATCAGTACCATCAACTTTGCCATCGTTATTGATGTCTTTATCTTTACGATCTTTGTGCTTACCTTTAAGCTCTTTTTTATTTACTGGATCCATGTTAATCTCCTAATACTTTCTAGTATTTATTAGTTATCTACTTTGGCACCACCGCGCCACTGGTAACAGGACCAGTACTTCGCTTTCCACTTAGGGCCTGGATTATCACATCCATGGCGAGCTCTAAATGAAGCACGACGCTTAGGGTCATCCCTTTTAATTTCCATATTCGGATCACCGAATCTTACTACAACAACTTTACCTTTGTCGTTTTTCACGTACACTTTAAATTTTTTATTTGGATTTTCAGAAGTACGAATAGGATCGTTAAGCTTAACCTTTTTACCTTGATACTCAGCAGCTTCTACTACGAGATCTTCGTAAAGGTTACACTCTTCACAATATTGATCAATTTGTTCTTCTCTTAGTTCTTTAAAGCTTTTCATTTCTTTTTCTTCTTTTTGTTATCAGGATGCCCTTTACCGCCATCGGCTCTATTTGCCCATACAGCTTTTCGTTGAGCATGAGATACGTATTCTTCATCCATATCATCGCCTTCTGCTTCAAGATAATCACGTACTGTACGAATATAATCTGTAGCTTTAGTCATTTTAGACTGAACCCACTCAGGCAGATTATCATCGTCTTGAATCATACCCATTAGTTTATCTACAGCAGAATCAATTTGCTTAAGTTGTGTTTTAAGCATACTTCCTTCTTGATCGTATTCGCCAGGATCTTTTGCTTCTGACATGAATTCTGAAAAACGTTTCATTTGATTACCCGTAAAGTTTTGTTAATGTATTTGGACCAGCTACACCATCTGCAGTTAGACCATTTGCTTGTTGGAATTTTTTAACTGAACGCTTTGTACCTGGACCAAAGATTCCATCTGCACCAATACCCAATGCAGCTTGCATATTTTTTACTTCTTCACCGCGATCACCAACTGACAATGTTACTGAAGTAGAACCTTTAGCTTTCTTAGTTTCTTTCTTAGGCTTAGGCGCTGCTTTACCAGTAAGAAGTTCCATTGCTTCTTCGAAGTGATGTTCTCTATCTTCTAACCCGTTATAGCCACCATTAATACGCTTTGTTGCTTTCTTTACATCGCAAGCATCGGCATACTTATTCAAACCATTTGTATCCCAGAACCAACATGCTGACTCAAGTGCACCTTCTACTGTCTCAACATATTCAACTGCGTCTCTTAATCCTTTTCCGATTGAGTCGGCAAAACGTGTATAGTTATCTCTGCCGGTAAGCTGAATATACCCACGTCCTCTGAACTTCCATCCATCACCAGAATCTGTATCACCATTACCCATACGGCTAGCGTAAACAACATTAGCAATTTTTTCCGGTTTGCGTGCATATTCTTCTGCATCTCTTCCACCACGTTTAAAGTACTTCCCAAACACAGCGTCTAAAGCTTTTGCTGAATAGTTTAGGTTTTCTGCCATAAAAACAAATCCACCTGACTCATGTCCGCATTGTGCAAGAAACATTGCAATACGCTCAGGTGTGTTGATTTCATATTTTGGTAGTAGTTCTACCATCGCTTCATAAAGCGCTTTACCCTTTTTTGCTTTTGGGAACATGTGCTTCATGTGATCAAGTGTAAGTGGAAAATCTGACATTATTTTACATCCTTTATTTTATTTGCTTTTGGTTCTTTATACACATTCTTATGTGTTTTCATTGGCTCTTGGCCAGGAGTCTCTCTAGCATATTTATCAGCTAATTCACTAGTGCCCCAGTATCCTGCTGCTTCTGCAATATTTTGTAATGCAGTGCGAAGCTTAATCTTATTACGCATATCTAATTCACCGTGATGCTTTTTAATCATTTTGCTTAAATGATTAGCAGCTCGTGTAACCCTTGCTTTATTTGATCTATGGTTATAATCTCCGGCTTTGTCTTCTGCATCTAATGTCTTTTTATACGCTTTAATTACCTCTGGATGTGGTTTTATTTCTTCATACATATAAGATTCGTATTGGAACGTGTGAGAATAGTCTGCAACCTTTTTACCATTTTTATATTGGCCCAATTTCATTGCCATTTCTTTAGCATAACCTTTGGGACTATATGTATCTGCCCACTCCCACTCACCATTTTGCCATTCCATAACCTTCCATTCGCCCCTATGGCGTTCGTTATGGTCTAATTGTTTTTCAACTTTAAATCTACGACCAGTTGGAAATTTAATTTCAAGCTCTCCATTAGGCCCAGCACGCTTCCAACTAGGTGCCTTTGCTGCTTCTGCAATATATTCTTCAGGCACGCAATTAGGGACCATTTTCTTTCCCTTCTTTTTCATGCCTACTTGCTTATAGCCTTTCCAACATGCTTCTGTGAATTGCTTAAAGGTTTTCATTTGCCTTTCA